CCCCTGCCGCTGTAATTGTCGTTGTAGCAGTTGTAGTATCACGCACCAAGACATTACCAGTTAATGCTTGCGAAACACTATCAAAATTCAAATCTAAGGAGTTTGTATCAACTAGCAAATCGGCAATAGCCACATCATTAGTTAAAAAAGCACTCGCAACCGCAGTGATATAATGCGCACTTTTTAATTCGGCAACTTCGCCCTCAATAATAGTTATTGCTTCCGAGCTATCGCTAGTAGTATTAACAATTTTTTCAAACTGCCTGATTGCTTGCTGGTCAGGAAGGAACTTAGCTAACTGGTCTCTTGTTAGGGGTTTATCTTTCATTACGCCCCTATTGCTGTTTTGTAGGCATTGAGGGCATTATACAAAGTAGTAACCTCGCCAGCAGTCAAATTACGCCCTCTATGAGCTGCCATTAATCTCCGAGCTGAGAAGGTTGCTCTGCTTCTTAATATTGTAAGCGCTCCATCGGTGGTTGCCGCAGTAGTGTCAGCCCCCACACCTATTGAACTTCCGTTCTTATAAACGGTAGATGATGTTGAGTTACTTCTGGTTATCACATAATGCCCTAAGCTATTAGTAACAACGCCAGTGACATTGGTTGCTGAACTCAAGTTGCCTAGGCACTGAATGGCGGTATTACTGCAATTTAATCGCCTTGCGTTAGTAGTTGCGCCAGTGCCAATATCATAATAAGCGGCATTAAATGTGTTTGTTAAACTCCACACCCCTAAATGTGCATTATCTTGTGTGAATTTACCGCCTTCGCTTAATAGTATTGGACTATCTAGACTATCATCAATTCCATCCCCTTGCCAACCAGAATTAGCTACAAATACTGGCGCACTAACAACCTGTAATGAAACTGTGGGATTGATTAAGTTAATTCTAGTGGCTTGCTCATCTTGACCACCTAAAAGATAAAATTCATCAAATGCAGAGTAGGTTGTATCTGCCTTGAGCGTAGTAAAAAAGGTATTTATTGCGCTTAGAGTGGCTGCGCTAGGAGAGTTTGCAAATCTATCAACATAAGCATAAGCATTCGTATCTAAGAAGCTAAGGCGGTTGCACATAACTTGCCCCCCACTAGCACTAATGGTTGCATTCTCATAAAGAGAATTCTTATTTTGTAATTTCTGAATATATGTCATTATTATTTCCAAGTTATTTTAACTATCGGTATTCCAGAGGCAGCGGTTAAATAAAACTTACTTCCCACATTATCTGGATACTTTATAGAGCCGCCAGCATATAACTTGTTGGTACAATTTGCGTCAGTTCCATTTGATGCGCTATCGGTCAAAATAAATACATCGCTAGTCCCTATATTCTGAAATGTTAAATCGTTCGCCCCATTGATCTCCGATAAATCCATAACAAGCTGCGCTGTAGTGCTTGTTGTAACTGTCTTTTTACTCATTAAAAATGCCATTTTATTCTCCTTTGTTAAGATAATTTATATACTACCACACGGTATGTTTGGCTTGCGGGGTCAATAGCCGCTGCGCTTACATTGCTTAGTGATATTGTTACTGTGTTTGCCGCTGTGACAGCGGCAGTTAATATCAACCCAGCAGGATTGTTTCCGCTCGTTCCAACAACAACAAAATTATCACTATCAACCGTTGCCCCCGCCACTGTGACTGTCTGTATCGCTGTTGTATTAGCCGCAATACTACCAATATTTGCCGTAATTGTGGCGGTCAATGGTTTATAAGATGTTGTAGCCGTACCATCGGATACAACTGTTCCGTCAATAGGATTATAAGAATTTAAACCGATATTTACATTTGCCGTAAGCAAGCCTATGGCATTTGTAAAGGCTGCGTTCCCGCCGTTAATGGCAAACACACTGGTAGCTACTGGCACTCCAAAACCAACACTATCGCCATAAATAACAGCCTTAGATGCCAAATACAGGTCTGCGCCAATGTTGCTCGTAAGGTGACAAGTACTCATATTCACAGAGGTTGTTTTCAAAGCATATAATCCATAAATACCATTAAATGCAAATGCGCCCTCTTCGCACGAGAAACCTAAGTATGAAGCTGCAATTCCATTACTTAAATTAGCTATGGAGCTAATTTGCTGTGCTTCAAGTTTGCCACCAGCGGCAACTATACCATTATTATTTCTGATAAATAATCCGCCCGAAACACGCCCGTACCCGCCGTTCTGTAATTCTAAGCCAGTAGCTATATTTCCAATAAATCTATCGCCAACAAAATGAATATTAACCCCTCCTATAGCAGCAACTCCGTCAGCTCCATTTTTTATATAATTAGCAAAATCACTCCAAGTTGCTGCGCCAACCTCCATCCTTAAACCATAGAGATTATTTGCAACAAATTTTGCACCAGAAAGCCTTGCATAAGCCCCCTCAGTTAAGAGCAAACCAGTGCCAGACGCAGCCTTACCATTCCCTATAAATTGTGCGCTATCAAAATAAGCTCGCGCACCCTGTGCTACCCTACCACCAGCCGTATAACCGCTGCATAAAGAAACGCCTCTACCATAAATATAACTGTTGCCAGCAGCTTGAACATTGTACCCGAAACTAGAAATTGAAACTGTTCCCAATAAAATCCCATTTGCCGAGTATTGCGCTGTTCCTGAGTTAAGATTTAACCCGCTGGTGGTTGTAGAGGTGCCATTGCCTATGATGCTTATATCTTTTAGAACAATTTGTCCGCCTTTTACAGTCACGCCATTTGTTGTGCTGGTATATTTAATATTTGTTTTTATTATTGTAACCTCGCCGCCAGTAATTAAATTAACAGGTGGTTTCGCTGCAGTGTTGTGGCAGGTGTTAATATAGGTAATGTTGTTACCTGTTTTCCCAGTGACTACCCAACCACCTTGGTGAAGCTCCCCAAATGCCATAGAGCCATAGGCGGAAGCCACCCCAACAGTTAATGCTTCATCAATAGTTAATGACAAGTTTGTTGCTATAGCTGTCACTTCTCTGAATGTTGAGCCAGAAATCATAATATAGTCACCAACATTCATCTCAGTTAAAAAAGCCGTACCAACCCCAGTAACGGTAGTTCCAGCTACTGTTACTGTTCCTGTTAATGGCACTGTCCTATACCAATATTGATAACCAGCTATATTAGCGGTAAGAGCTGCGTTAATTGTAAAAGAGCTAGCAGTAAGAGCTGAAACAGTGCGCACTTGCCCTCTTAAGAGAACCAAGTCCCCGTTAGCCAGATGACTGGTTGCATTAGATAGGGTTAGTGTTGCAGATGTGCCTGTAACTGTAATTTCACCTAAGTTAGTAAGACAGTTATTCAACTGCCCCTTTGGTGGGCGACCAGTTAAAGCACCGACTGGTATTGGTGCGCCCGCTGTTACATTTTTTAATACCACAGTATCACCAATAACGACATTCGTTGCATCAGCGAGAGTAGCGGTAACACTCCAATTAGCATCACTCCCTGTAACAGCGGTAATAGCAGAGAGCGTTGTTGTGTAAGTGTTGTCACCCTCAATGGTTAATGCTATAATATTCTCAAAACTTGTCTCACTTGTAATTGATTGTTGTACATCACCTATTTTTATGGTTGAACCATTCCCATAGATTGTATGTCCATTTATATTAGGCATTGCAGAAACAAAATAGACAGTATTAGCTTTGCAATAAATAACCTTGGAAGCTGTAAGAGCATTGTTAATGGCTACCAAATCATTCGTCACACCATCGCCAACCGCTCCGAAGTCCTCAAAGGAAGTAAGTTCTCTCAACTTATTAGCAACAGTATTAGCCACAGAACCTGTTGAACCGTGGCTATAGCCTATATCACCTGCGGCAGTCGGTTGTGCCAGTGCAGCGTTATTATATACAGACGCAATACTGGGCGTTGTTAATATCAAAACACCATTTTTATCTCTAACAAGCATAGAATAATCAGTGGCATTACAATAGATATTTGTTGGACTTCCACTTCTATAAATATAACCATTAGTTGTCTTCAGTGGCTGAGCTGCAGGGAGAGTGCCACCCTCATCGTAATATATTTGTAGTGGATTAGTGATAGGGTTCTGTCCCGCAACCCCAATATAAATACTGCCGTTACTTAACGGTACGCCTGTTTTATCGTTAAAATGCAACACTGGTATTCTTATTTCTAACATTCTATTGCCTTTTTTTGTTAAAATTGATTTACTTGAACTCTATATGTCCTATTACCAACTGCATTGGAATTAGATGTTGTAACATTACTTGCGTATAGCGTGACCGTATCTACACCCGTAACCCTACCAGTTACCACAAGACAAGGAATTGGCGAGCCAGCCGTATTAAGAACTTCCGCACCATTGTAGCCGACACTTACCGTATTGTTTGCATTGTTCGCTGCACCTGCTACTGTAATAGCAACTAACTTGGTTGTATTTGCATTTACAACACCAAAGTCGTGTACAGCCGTCCCTGTCAACATTCTAATTGGGCGAGTATTCAGGGAGCTTGTGCCATAAGTGCCGCCTTTAATCACACTTTCAATATCAGCCTCAATAGCATCTAGAGTGCCATTACTCGCCGCATTTCCTGATGTAAAATCAACATAACAATTCCCCGAAGCAGAGATGCCATACAACCCATTTCTATCAGCTTTTGATGTTGCCCCCGTTGCATCAAGGTATCCGCTTTCACGAGCATCGTGCCCATAATTTGTATTATAACTAGCAACACTGCTATTACAAATAATTACTGAACCTCCAAGCGAGCGGTAGCCTGAGTTATTACCACAAGCCTTAGACTGACTTGCTGCAATTCTTGCACCTGTTGATGCCACAAACCCAGCCGCACCATTTCCGTTCACTATAGTTCTAACCCCCTGTATAGTAGAGCCATTCAATGAGTAAACACCGTTCTCGCCAATACCACACACAAAACTATCCTGCAGAATGACTACTCCGTGATATATTGGGTATATGCCGTGTGAACCAAAATTACATAATGCAAATTCATTTGAGAATGATGCGCTGCAACCATACTCAATCAAGACCCCAACATTACTACTATCATCACCAACAACTGCCATTCTTGAAAAACCACTCCCTAAGCCACTATCTGCTCCCATAGGCGTTCTAACAAGAAACCCAAGACTGTTTGTGTATTTCATAACAGTGTTAATTTTCTTTATGCTCGCTGCGGTTAATGTTGGCACAGCAGAAAAACTCACCACATCAGCTTTGTTTTTCAGCGTCACATCGTTTGACGCTTTCCCTATAACCTCCCAAACACCCTCAAGCACTTCTTGCGCATTTGTGCCAAAAGTAGTCTCCACAATAAGAAAATCCCCAATATCAACCGTGGTTGCATTTACTAGCCTGATTGTAACTTGATGATTATTGCTCCCAATAGAAACAATACTTAATAGCGCACTAAAAGTCAGGGTGCTATGAGCTGCACCAATAACTTTTAATTTATAGCCGTTCGTGACATCAAAGGTAGTTCTCGTTGAGAAATTGAACACACCAGCACCAATATTAACCACTAAGCTACTGCAGAAAAGATGCAAACTAATCATCATACCCATAATAGCGTTTGCTTGGTCTTGTGTTGCCACATTAACAATATAACTGCCGTCAGGGACAAAAACTCCTTTCCCTGTGTTGTATGCGGCAACGAAAGCGTTTATGTCATCAGTCACACCGTCACCTACTGCCCCGAAATCTTTAACTGAAACGGCATCCCTTAGTTTATCTTGAACCGTCCTAGTTACAGCACTAATTCCTCCCTGCGTATAACCTACTCCTGCTGCCCCCGAAGATGTTGCCAATAGTTGATTATTGAATACGCTAGAGCTAGATAGGGTGTTAAATACCAATGCCGCATTCTTATCTCTAACCACCATAGAGTAGTCAGTCAACGCCGTGTAGAGCCTAGTTGGGACACCTGAGCGATAAATATAACCGTTAGTAGTTTTTAGAGGTTGCGCTGCTGGTAATGTTCCAGCTTCATCATAATATACCTGCGTAGGATTTGATTGCGCATTTTGTCCCGCAACCCCAATATAAACACTGCCAGCGTTAAGCGGCGAACCCGTCTTGTCGGTGAAATAAGGATATGATGATTGTATTTGCAGCATTATGATACCTTCCTAGTTAAGACATTGTAAACTTCTGCAACAGTGCGGGGCTTGCCATTGATATGGAAGAAGATAGGCTTATTCGCCTTGGCTTCTTTAGGGAAAACAAGGGCTGCTACTACATTAGCATCTTTCTTATTGATGAGCTTTGATGCCTTATCAGCACCCAAAAAATGTGCTATATAAAGCTCCCCGCCAGTTGGTTGTCTTCCTATCTTGCGATTTAACAAACTTTCATTCTCTTGCGTTAATTTCTCCGCCATATACCATTGTGAGCGTACATCATTTTTATCTTTGAATGATATATTCGCTTCTTTGCCGTATTTACGCACCATTTGCGCCCAAGTTCCATTAGTGAATTGAAACAACCCACTTGCACTAGATGTCTTTGCTTTGGCGTTAGGATTGCCTGCGCTTTCGGCTTTAACTATCTTATTAAGCAAATCTCTACTAACGCTAGATTGTGGCTGCAAAGGTTGTCGTAATTGTGGAGTTGTTTCTGGTGCTGAAATAGGTTGTGCCGCTGGTGCAGTTTCTTCTTTGGATGGTTGTGGCATTGTATTCTGGGATTGCTCCATATAGGGTTGCAATTCTTCTTGTGGCTGCCCAGCTATAGAGCCGCCAGCGACTGCCGCCCCCATTCTGCTGCCAAAATAGACAGGGTTTTCTCTTGCTACTTTAGCCAGCTCTTCACTATATTCTGACAATGATTTTTCAAAAGCCCTTTTAGCAGGAAATTGAGCAGCTTTATCTATAACATTCTCCGTAAACATAGCAGTTACGCCACGCAACGGCGGTGCAATATTACCTATAGTGCCAAGCAAAGGCTGCAATGCTCTTAATAAAGCGGGTGCAGACGGCGCATATACATCCTTACGGGAGTTGGCGGCGATAAACGCTCCTAAATCCTTATTCAACTGCTTAATTACTATCACATCTTCAGGCGTAGCTATCGCTTTAGTGAATGTCTTGTTCATCAATAATTTATCAAGATTGCCTTTTATTTCTCCTATAGTGCCGTTTTTAGTTTCCAGCACCCTAGATAATAACCCTGCCTTTGCGCTTTGCTTGAAAACATCTTGTTTCCTAACACCAACAGCAGCCATTGCCTCATTAAACTTTTGTAAGCCCTTAGTGCCACCAGAAAGCCCTTTTCCAAAAACCATATTGGCGAGATGGTCTGGCGTTAGCTCTGTCTTTTCTACAATATCTTTGATAAGGCTAGTTTTACCTTTATATTTATTGTCACCATATATTCCCTTGAACTTGCTATAAGCTTGGTTTGCGGTTGTTATTTTGTTAACTAAATCATCATCCCCATTCTTGATAGCTTCATTTGTGAGATTATCCAGCCAGCCATCATAAGTTGAAGCCAGTCCCTTAGACAAAACACCCGCTTGAGTTCCTGCTTGGTATCTATTAAGCCCCTTTCTCCACGCCGCCAACACTGGCAGCTTGACTGATTTTATCCCTTCAGTCATTAGCATTTTATCTAGGAAATCAAAATCTTGTTTAATTCCAGCATTATCGGCTTGTTGTAAGGCTATTTGATAATCAGGGGTCTTTCTTAATATAGCTAAATTATTCCCGAGCGTTTCTTTTGTGTAATCAGCATAAACACTAGATGATGCTATAGCTTCATTTCTCTGTTTCATTAAAGCGTTTTGCAGCCTCTTTTCGGCATTATAACGGTTTTTCACCATCTCAACACCACTCTCAAGGTAATCGTCTGACAACTGCGTGCCCGTAATTATAGCATCGGCTGGCACGCCCGCAATCTTCTTAATGAGCTTCTGTGCGTCTAGGAAAGTGTTTTTATCAATTTGCTGAATTACTGCTTGTTCTTTTATGCCGAGTAAACCTTGTCTTGCCGCTTCTTCAACCCGCATCAACTCCACATCACCAGATTTAACACCAGTAGGCAGAGAAATCCTATTAGACGCAATGTCTTCAGCAACGCTAGGTAATGGAGAAGAAGTGGGTATTTCAGCAGGTAATTTCTGCGCAGAAGTTACGCCACCAGCAACCGTTTCAATCACTTCAACAGCTTTCTTACCGAACACATTGCTAACTGCGCTCTTAGCAACGCCCCCTACTTTAGTCGCCGCTTTTCCTATAAGAGGAGCAGCGAAAGGAGCAACAGCCCCAGCAGCCCCAGCCAAGTATCCAACATCTTCTCTTGCCTGCTCTCTTTGTGCAACGCCGCCTTCGCCTGCTCCAAAGGCATATAAATCCCCCGATGCTTGACCAGTTGTTGCGCCTGCGGCTGCAAGTAATGCTTTTTTTGCCAGTGGTGATGCTGCTGCATAAACTCCCCTTGCTTTTCCTGCTAATTCTGGCAAAGACTTTAATGCTAATTTTGTTCCACCAACGCCTATCCCTATTGCCCCGCCTAATTCCCCTATAACTGTTGCTACAGGCTGTCCTTGCGCTAATTGTTCTTGCCGTCCTCTTGTGGAGGTTAAAGCCTCATTATAAGACCTACTGAGTGATGGCTTATTACCGTAAGCGATATCAGCGGCAACGCCAATTCCAGCACCAATTCCAGCTTGTATTTCATCGGCAAAATTAAAGGTTGCACCCTTGGCAAAGCCTTGTAAGCCAGCTTGCGCCGCACCGCCAGCACCACCGCCTCTTTGTTCGCCCACTGGCGGGGATTGACTTTTGTAGTTTTGTTGTGCAAAACTCAATATTTGCTCGTCAGTTGCACCGTCAGGGTGTTCAACTTTTACAATTTCTCCGCTTGGTATCTGTACTTTAGTTATTGCCATTATCTTATTATCTTAAACCCCTGAAACTGACTAGATGGAGTGGTTTGAGTTTGTTGTTTTGTGTCTGTCTCGCCTTTCGTCTGCCGCCCACTTATTTCTTGGGATAAAGTTTTTTGTAACTTACCTAACGCAGCCCAAGCCTTCTTGTCCGTTGAAGTTTCGGCAATATCACCCGAGCTTATACTCATTAGCAATTTCATATCGGTATCTGATATTTGTCCGTTGCCTTTTAGGAACTTTAGATTATCAAGTGTTAGCAGCCCACGCAATGTATTCAAATCAGTAGCTGCGTTTTTTGCGGCATCGGTTAGATTGGGTAAAAGCCTGTCATTCCCGAAATTATCAGTGACCCCCTCTGGGTTTGTTAGTAACGCATTAATATGCCCTAACATCTCTTGCTTAATACCTTTCGCATCTTCACTAACTTTACTTGCCGCACCACCCTCAATAACCTTCCCTACCATCGCCCCCGTCTTAGGGTCTCGTTCATATATATAACCTTTTTGTATAATTGGCTTTTCTGGCGTGTTCATATTGGCTATATTATCAATCATTCCCTTTGCTTCAGGGATTACAGAACCTTGTATCATTAAAGCCCTTTCAACGCCTACAGGGTCAAGCTCTATAGCCTTCGCTAAATCTTCAAATTGCCTTGCTTCTTCTTCTTTATTTGAGTTGCGATAAGCCGCAGCTCGCTGCATCATTTGTTGTTTCGCTACATCAATATTGCCACTCTTTAGCGCACCTAGGGCGTTTCCGTAAAAGGTTAAATCGCTTTTCTGTTCTTCTACACCCTTTTGCTTCCATACATCTAAAATACTGTCCACTTGCTCTTTAGGAAGAACTAACGCCGCTTTCTGGTAATCTTCCGTTGTCCATTCTGGCTTGTTGTAAAACTCACTCAAAGCCGCCTGTTCTGCCTCTTGTTGCTTCATCTCTTGCATAACTTTCATTTGCTCTAGCTGCTTTAACTTTGCAGCTTCACCATAAGCAGCAGTTTGTTGCTCAACTTGCTTGGCTTGCAATCCAGCTCCATAAGCAGCAACCGCTGCGTCAAATGGGTTTTTAACATTTAGAGAATAATCAATTGGTTGATATAATGGCATTTCATTTTTCCTTAAAAACCGTTTCCGTATTTATAAGCAGCAGCTTGCAATGGCACTTGTAACAAATTAGCGAAAGGCTCGTACTTGCCTTTAATCCCACCAGCAGCAGCCGCCGCTCTTTGTCCATATAAATCACTAATCTGATTAGATGCATTCTGCCCAGCATTAGCCTGTCCAACTGCACTAGATTGTCCTAAGCCAGTTAAACCACCTAGCCGTTCGTATTGCTGATTAATCAAATTATTAAGCATATTTGGTCTAAACTGCGCCAATGCCGCCTGAACATTACCACCACGCAAACCGCCTGTAGCAGATGCCTGTTGTGTTAGAGCAACCTCTCCTTGATTAGCTAACGCTTTAAACATCGGAGAATTTTCAATTCCCTTAATAGCTTGAGCTTGCGCCCTTTGTGGGGAAGCACCATAAATGCCAGCTAACTTTTGTTGCTCTTGCAATGCTGGAGTTCCTGCTTGCACATAAGGCTTTAGCAATTCTTGAATTGCGTCAAACTGTCGCCGTTGCTCTGCAATCCCTGCGTCAGCACCTGCTTGCTGTGCTTTTGCTGCTTTGGACGCTGCTCGAGATTGCAATACACCACCTAAAATAGCTGTGCCACCCATGATTGCTGCTGCTGTTGTGCCTATAGCCATTTATACCCTCTTCATAAAAGTATTTTCAGTTAAAACAAACCCTGTCTTCTCATACAAAGCCTTTAAGTCAGGCATTTTTTCCACACTAGCCATCACAATTAAATTGTATCCAATCTCTTTCGCTCGCTTTTCAGCAGCTAACAAAAGCTTCACCCCTATGCCCGAGCTTCTCTTCTTAGGTCTTGTGTACCAAAATAGCTCCTGACCAATTGTAAATTCACAATTAAACCACAAAGGCTGTTTTACTATACCAATCATGCCCAGTATCTCGATACCATCATCGTAAACTAGCAGTATATTGTCTTCTGGGGTCTCTATTATTTTAGAAAGAATAAAGGCGCATTCTGTTTCTTGCCAAGTGGCAAACTTACTCCAATGAGCTTCTTGAAAAAAAGCTGCGCCCATCTCAAGAATAACTGGCAAGTCAGATAAATTAGCCTGTCTTATCACAATAAAAAACCCACTAATTAATTAGCGGGTCATAACAAAGCCCACCAATCAATCTTTTATAAAAGATGCCGTTGGGAGCTATTTACTCAACGACAGAATTATACCATAAAAAAAGCTTTATGCAAATACTTTATATAGCAAGTGGCTCTAGCAATGCCTCTAGTCTCGCAAAAGAGATATGAGTATTGCTATCACCACTAAACCGCTGTATCCGCCAGTTGCGCATATTGCCTTGCTGCAACCAAATCAATCGTTTTGTTCTATCACCGTATTTCCCAGCATTTATAGGCTTTTCCATACTCCAAGACCGCCCATCTAAAGAATAACTGGTCGCAATATATGCATCCCCTTCACTTACCAGATTACCCGTCAATCCCACTAATTCCAGTTGATGAAAAATTGCGCCGCGTCCTTCATTGTACACAATACCAGCGTTAATCTCCCACCTTATAGCATCACCATAGTGAGTGCTAATTGCATTGGTCAAGCAACCAATATTACTGGTCTTAGTGTCACCAACCAACCATTTGTTATAGCAATAGACCAAGTTTCTAGCTCTATACTGCTCAAATCCAATCAGCGCACTAGTTAGAATAAACCAAATAGGCTCACCTACCGCCTTGCTTGCAATTCCCTCAAATACAACAGTTCTATCAGGTAAATGAATAAGGAGATGTTCATACCCTGTGCCAACCCTAGTTTCTACTAGGATACTAGATAGCTCAACTTCAGTATAAGAAGTTAATAGAATATCTATATCACGAGTGCTAATCTTAGTTGTTTGCCCATTTAATCCTAGATAAACACCCAAACCCTCATTTCGTCCACCGCCAACAAAAGCTATAGCATCATTAAATATACAAGCTGCTCTTGTCCCTATAATTCCTTTCTGTATCAAGCCACCATCAATACGCTGGAAAGGGAATAAATCCCCCCCCACATTCTCAAAAACTTCTATTGTGTAGCGATTAAGGGCGTAAATCTCGCCTTTTAACTTCAATAGACACTCTACAGGGTCGGGGTCAACCTCCGAACTTCCGTATTTTAATGGATTGACTGCAAAAGGGTCATTCAGTTCAGTTACAATAAGAAATTCGCCATCGGTGGTCATAAAGTAACCATCAACCCAGCACATATCAACAACAGTACCTAAGTCAGTGTCAGTAACCTGCTGTAAGGTTGTGCCAGTCAAATACCACAACTTCCCGTCAGCAGCTATTCCAAGCCTATCAAATGAATAATCAAAGCGCACCAATCCAGTTCCAGATATAGCCCCCATTGAGATTGTTGTGCCATCGCTATTTACCCTATATAGCGTTGTTCCTATCACTCTATAACAGATACCATTCCAATTTATGCCACCCCTATCAAAGCCAGTTGAAACGCTACCAAACAGCACAATACCGTCCGATGGACGAGAAAAGCCATTGCTTATACCCTGCTTCTCAATGACAGGTATATAATTAACAGGATACGAGGCTCTAAAATCCCCAGCACCGTCAACATACATTCCGCTTATGATAGGAATTTGCATTTTATCCCACTCTATACCAAACTTTGGCAACGCCATCAAAGCGCAACTTAAAGAAGCTATTAGCTGCTAAAGTAGCTGGTGCGCCAGTAACCGTTCCGCCGTTCGCATCTAGTGTTAATGCGGTCACAATTTGCGTGCAATTAACTAAAATTTCTTGCTTATCGGTTGCATTAGCAACACTAGGCATTTTAATCGTCCCTGTAGCAAAAGTCCCTGTTGGTGTTAACACCAACCATAAGCTAACCGAACTATCAGTCAGCGTGACTGTAAACGCTGTTGCGGAGGGGCTTGCGTACTGCGTGACTTTATCATCAACGCTAGTGATTTTACCTTCCAAGTAAGTTGCCACAACACTAGCAGGGCATCTTCTATCATCGCCATTAGATATAGAATAGACGGCAAAACCGTCCCCATCAATAAGTGTATCTAATGTACTCCAATTGTTTATTGTACTCATAATTTACCTCAAAATACTATCATTACCAACCGTGAATTGGTCGGCTGGATTAGGGAAAAATGCACTATTATAGCCATATCCACTATTCCCCGCCCCAACAGGCAAGAAATAGCCATACCTGCGAGGCTCTACTTCAATATACCCAGCCAACAGTGAGCTGTACGCCTGCAATGCCGTGGCTTTCAATTCTTGTGACACGACCTTCCCAAATCTACTAGCTAGGCGTATTGCTAAATTAGTATAAATAGCCTCATTCGCCGTATCTGGCACATTGGTTTCTGTGTCAAGCTCGCTATTTTCAGGACTACTCGGTAATGGATAGCTAATTCTCACCCCATTTGCATTCCACGATGCAATCATTGCATCAAGAGTGCGTAATGCAGATTGCAGCTGTTCGGGCTGCAAGTCAAAATCATAGCTTGCCACCCCAATTTCCTCAAGAGCCTGTTCAACAAACTGGCGTTTTGTCCACGACATTATTTACCTTTTTTCTTAATAGATTGCACTTCTTCAATAGCAATTTCTTTCTCTTCTAATAAAAAGGCAAAGGCTTCCGAGGACTCTTTATACCCTGCCGCCTTCGCAGCATCAAAATCTTCAGAATTATCGGCATCAACAATAATGGTACGAAAGGTTTTATCGCCCACCCTTATATCACCACCTTCTATATACAACATAGTTTCGTTACTCATATTCCCTCTCTTTCTTTTGCAGTATAACTTCACTCAAATAGGGCTGCTTAACTGCAGCCCTATCCTTAGCAGGTAATCATCAAGTTTGCGAGAATAACTCAATACCAGACATTTCGGGGTTTTTATTAGCAACCCCAAACAATGTATCAAAACGAATTTTATGTTTCATTGTGTTAATGTCATATTGCTTCTGCATCACAACCTCAAGCCCTTGGTCAGTCTTGCCACGCATCACGAGCGCACCAGCATTAGGGTCTATCATATATGATCCAGTGATAATCTCTAGCGCATCTTTTTGCCAGAAAACATTCATTGCAGATGTTACAGTATTCAAGAAAGTAACAACAGCACCGTTTGCAGGTGTTGCAGTCACATTCTTATACTGCAGCTCAACATCCGTAGAGCCACCACCAGATATAATCGGGGGGGTGATTGTAACGGTGCCAGTGCCGCCACCACCAGAAACTATAGCAGTAATACGGAATGTTTTAGCCTGACCTGTGTCGCCTTTGGTAATATGATGAACAGCATTCACAGAAGCGAGAGCAAAGCAATCTCCTACTTTCACAGTTCCAGATGTTACCGTAATAGCTAGGTTTTGATAACGGTTATCAACATTTGATAAATCCGAACCACTTACCGTTGCTTTTGGAGTGTAGTATTGGTTTGCGCCGTTCACGGTCACACCAACACCAGCAGCAGCCGTTAAGTTAAGACCATAATCTAGTTTGTAAGCCCTGAACCCTGCGACATCATTTCCAATCAAGCCTTTTTCGTAAGCCTGATCAGATTTGTTATTCCCAAAGCTACGAGAAGCCTTAGCAAGGTCATCTGCCATATTGTTATAATCACGGCTAGTCAAGGCGATACAACGGTCATAACTAGGAATTCCCTGCTCATTCATAATTGTATCACATTGCGCTATATCATTAAACCCAGAAGCAGCGGCAGTGCGCTTAATTACAAGCGAGCCTTGATTAGCGGCAACAGTTAGAAGCGCAACATTAATATCAGAAGCTAATTTTTGTTTAGCTGATGCAGCAATGCGACCTTCCTGAAGACCATCTCGCAACTCAAGAGCAGTTAATACAAAAGGAACTGATTTAGAGAACCCAAGAGTTACAGGCACAGAAAGTTGTGTGTAGTCCTTGAAGTTAGAAGTCATATCGGTGCCACTAAAGGACTGTGCGATATAAGGTTGTGGTCTCCAAATAGTATCGCCAGTGCGTGCCATTGTAGCACCGTCTGGAGAAAATTTAGAAACATTTTTAGAAAGAACAAGAGCATCGTTGAAGCCTTCAAGCACATCTTCAAACATCACTCTTTCTTCCTTTGAGAAAGAATTAGCCATTTTAATATCCTTATTAAAATTATATGTTATGATTGATTGCTCGTTTTTGAAGGGAACGGTTACCCTATGACAAACTCAGCTATTTACAGTAAGCTGGCAACTTAATAAGGATATTATAGCTAATTTAACAAGAAATTCAAGGATTATTTATTGTTCTGCCTTTTCCAAGAAACAACCTTTGTATAATCACCTGTTCTTTCTGCCTCTGCTCGCAGGCGTTCCAAGGTATTTGAAGCCATTGGGGTGCTGCTAGTGATTTTCTTTTCTGGTGTAGTTACAGGTTTTTTAGCCATCTTAATTTGCTCCTCTAAGCGTGTTACTGCGGCAGTAAAATGAACAAGATTGTCAATTTTAGACAGCTCCGCTAGTTTGCTGGGGTTTTTCCCTAGCGCATACTTTACAAGCGCAGGGCTTTTTGCTATATCAATAATAATTGCAGATTGTGTTTCTGTTAATGTTCCAGTTGCAAGGTCAATCATCTCAGCGAAGTCTGGCTGTTTGAACTGCGCTTTTGACTGCTCAAATTCCGCTACTTTATTCTGGAATGATTGGTTTTGCGAGTCAGCGGCTCTTTGTTTTTCGCGCTCTTGAAAATCAACCATGCTTTTTTCTTCGTACCAATTATCTAGGGCTTGAGTGAATAGTGTAGGGTCATAATCTATACCCTCATCGTCAATATTTGGTTTAGGGCGCAAGGCTTGCGGGTTTTGTTGAGCAGGCACTTGTTTTTCCAACTCCTTAACTCGCTTCTGCGCCTTCTTAAGAGCATCTCTAATGGATTTTATTGCAACACTATCGTGGGCATTATCTTCCGCCCCCTCAATAACAACTTCTTCAATCTCAACTTCAAGTGCTACTGGCTCGCCAGCTTCACTATCACTAGCAGCAGCGCCCTCTATAACTCCAACATCTTCATTGCCTTGCCCAACATCTACATTATCTTCCGTATCCGCTGCCGCTTCGTCAGGAACCACCTCTATTTCTTCTATAATTCTAGTCATATCACACCCCTATCTCGTCCATTGCAACAGGCTGGACGGTTGCCTGTTCTTGAGACTGCAAACCAGTCAGTAATTCTTGAACTCGTTGCGCATTCTCAATTTCCTTGCCATCTATTCCCGCCAAAATCTCGGCAGTTTTAGCTTGCGTTTCCTTCTCCTTAGCGAGAGTATATACCGTATCAGCTCTAGCTTTATCGCCTCTAGCCCTTTCCGCATCCGCTGCCGCTTGTAAATAAACCGTGTTAGCATCTGGCTTAACATCGCCCTGCGACTCCGCTTCTTGTTGCAGAGAAAACATCTCCGCTTCAGTAGGCTTCACAACCCCCATATTAATCAATTTCTTGCGGAAATAATTGCGCACATCTTCTATCCCCTCGCCCTCCGCATTCATCATCGCAGCAGCCCCTAGAACTTGTGTTGTTTCAGGGTCGCTCGTCATCCCCATCATTTCCGTTAGAGTGCGAACCGTGGCTTGCTTCTTGCTTTGAGAGCTTGCGCCAATAGTACAGATAACATCAAAATTCGCTTCTCTAAAGTCATTGTCAAAATACACAACACCATCTTCAACCATTGCCTGCATAAGCTCTATTGAAGCAACCTCGTCATTTTTATCAATACCCTTGAGTTTACGCCCCTCTTCAATGTACAGCTCACGAGCCATTGATAACCAAACTTCAGCCGAACGCTTGCGAGCGCAAGCCATATTATCCAGATAGATAAAATTAGTGGCATCAAGCGACTGCTGCACCATCTCAATAGCCTTGCCTGAAGTGTTAGAAACTATCTTCTCACCCTCTTGCTGATTGCCTAAAAGCTGCCTAATGTCTTCTTCAGTTATCTGCAGTAGTGCCGCCAATGCTGGCGGGATAGATGGTGGTCGTGTATAATCAAGCGCACCCATAGGAACAAGGTTGCCGCTTGCATCTTGAATAGGGTTAACCAGTAAGTAACTATAATTCTCTATGTTATCATTCATATACAGATGCTGAAAGCCTTGCACCTGCTGTGGGGTAAAGATAGGCTTCTCAACAGATGATAATGAAGCTATCTCCGCTAGTTTTGAGAGCTGTATATTCTTGAGGCGTTGAGCGTCCTTAACGAAGCGAATATGCCCAATACAATACTCAATATTGCTGATATATACCCGCTTACCATAGTACGGGATAACAGGGATGTTTTCACCAGCCATTAACCCGCAATCCTCTAGAACCCCGCCCCCAGACAGTAGGTATTTTCTAACCCTACGGCGCTTTATCTTACGACTAGAAACCTCCTCGGCACCAATAGCCATAAGCTGCGAAGCCAAACCCTCGTCATTCTTGAAATCTTCGCTGGTATAATTCTCAATCTCGCCAGAGAGTAATTTGAATTTGCGCAGCTCAATCCGCTGATATTCGTATTCGTAGTATTCTGCGATATATACAACATCAGCTTCAAGCCAATTCAAGCCGTTATCCGAAACAACGGTATTCCAGCCAGATGGCTCTTCGTCAAACTCATCTTTGAAAACATCTACATCGTAGGGGTTTAGAACAAAACACCATTCAGCATCGGATTTATCCGCTCGCTTGGAGTTAGGGTCAAAAAACACCCTTGTATCAGCGTCAGGGATACTCTCAAATATAATTTTCTGCTTCTCATTCTCTTCATCATTTTCATCTTCCAGCACCGCCCTCAACCGCCAAGCACCAATCCCTCCAGCAACACCCTCTTCATACGCAGTATCATATGCTTCGTTAGCGTTACAGTCTTGCTCGTTGGCACGATAAACCTTATTGACATTATCTGAAAGACTGCTTTTGTCACCACCATCTCTGGCGGCAAAACTAGTGTAAACCCTATTGTTTCTGTATTCTGAAATGATTTTCATTACAGATTGGTGGGTTTTATTAACCTCTAATCTTGGACGATTAGCAAATTGGGTTTCCCATCCGCTACCTTCCCACTGCGCCCCAGAAATAAAGGTGAACCGCCTATCTTCAAGGCATTGCCTGCGCACCTTATCATAGTAACTTTGAACTAACAAAAACCGCTTACTCGCTCTCTCAAATACTTCATTAAAATCAGGCATTATTTTCTCCAAGCGTTATTGACAATTGGCGGCACATACACGGCGCTTATAGTGTCATTACTGCTACCCTGCGCTCTTCGTACAGCTTCAAACGCATAGCGCAGCGCATCAATCGTGTGATTATTCTTATCTTCAAGCGTTGTCATCACATCGCCAGTTGCTCGGTCAATATTATAACTATAATTAGTTAACTCTGCAACAACATTTGCGCAACGAGGGTGAACCACTATCTCATAAGCCTTTAGAAAGGCAATTCCGTCTTCTATTGAATTTTTACCTTTTGTGCTTGAGAATATTCTAGGGTATCCATTGCTCCGCAGATAGGAGATAGTTTCAGGGCGGCTACTATCAGCATTTATAGGATATTTATTGCTTTCGGGGATTTCACTAAATAAGTGCGGCAAATCCACAATTTCACACCCTATCCGCACAGCTTCGTAGTCTATAAAAATCTTATTATTATACATATAACAACGCACAAGGGCTGTTGGGTCATTGCTGAAGCCCCAGTCAGCCCCAAAACGGAATATAGCATCGCCTGAAGCCTCAAACTCTTGAACACTCCAGTTTGTGAATACCCTCGCATTAGTGTTTTTGATTTTCCAGTTGCCATCAAGCAGTCTAGCTCTCTCCACGGCTGGAAGTGCCATTAAGTTGGCTATATAAGCGGGGTCTGCTTGCATTAATATCTTGTTATCAGTCAGTTTGGCTGGAATAAATGTTAATGATTTAGCAGGCAATGCTTTGCCTTCTTTGTCCCTGTACTTATCCAGCAGGGCGGGACTGTCCGCCCATTCCATCTTGTCGCCTATCCTAACAAACCACCGCAGTTTACCGCCCCTCTCGGGGATAGGATACCCAGTCTCTTGGTTAATCCACCACTCAATCAGCTTGGCAACAAAGCTATTCGGGTCAGGGTTACAGGTCGCCCGAATATACGGCTTCACTCCGCAAGTTGAGCGGTTCCGTGATACCATGTACCAGAATTGGAAGGGAGAGAAGTGCGTTAATTCGTCAAACATTATCAGTGGCATTTGTGAACCCTGATGATTATAAACGCTCTTATCATATTCAAGGTGCTGGAATGAACACGCTGCACCAGACGGGAAGTAATAGGTTAAATCAGTTTGATTGGGAGTTGCGCCTAAAAGCGGGTATATTTTCGCAGCTTCGTCCCACAAGCCGCCTTCATTCTTCACCTGCTTTGTTGTTCTACGAAAAGTCACCCCTCCGAAATTTGGGTTATCAATATAGCGCAAAGGCTCCAATAATAATGCGAATGTCTTACCGCCACCAGCCGCACCACCATAGATAGCAATATCAGCGGATGAGGCAAGGAAATCTTCCTGCGCCCCCTCTTGGGGCTTTATTACAACTCTTTCACTCATCACGATTATTTTTAGGGATATACATCATCACCTCAACAGGATTTTCCTTCTCACCAACCACCACCTGACGAGCGAGGCGTGGATAGGCAAACTCCGCTAATTTACAAACCGCATCAATTGCAGCCTTCGGGTCCTTTTCCGCAACCTCATCTAGCCATTTAAGTAACTTATCGCTACCATATTCCAAGAACTTATTGATATTAACCTTAAAACGGCGCGTATCGTTGGCAACACCTGCAGCTCGCCCCCTTGGATTACTCACCTCGCCTTTTTTGAAGGGCATAATATAACTCTCTGTAATGCAAAATATTAGAATATAGTCTTATTTTAACAAGAAAATGCCTATATATCAAGCACTAATCACTTTTATTATAAGAAATCCATTTTAAGTATTGACTTCTCAATACTAAGGTTGTAGTGTCTTGTTAGGTAAACCATAATGTTTATTATTAAAAA